TGCGTGGTACGTGATTGCAAACACGCTGCCGCCGTAAAGGTCGTGATCGAACACCTCGGTGATCGGACTGTCGCTTGCGCTCATTGCCTGCAGATTGATGACGCCGATGCCCCACCCTGCCGGCGTGGTGGTCGGCGGCGCCGTATTGGTCGGCGCAGTCGTGCTCGGATAATAGTTGCCGGTCAGGTCGAGCTTGAACGTGAACAGCTGTCCGCCGACCTCGACGATGCCGCGCGTGTCGGGGGCAACTGTGCCGACCTTGGTGAACGTGTAGCGCTTCTCAATCTCCCCGCCCGGGCTGATATGGCAATTGACCAGGCGGCGCAGTGAGCCTGGCGGCGCGGTCAGGGGGCCGCGCCTCAGGTCCAGGCCGGCGGCGAAATCGGTGATCGTGAAATATGCCACCGGCTACCTCATGAGATGTAGCCGATGCCGGGTACGTTCGCGTAGGGCCGCACAGCCAGGTGATCGATGCTCCTGCTGCCGGCGCCACCCATGTTGTAGTTGCCGCGCTTGTCGGCGCCGCTGTTGATCAACAATTTGCGCAAATAGTTTTGTGCCTTGGTCAGTTTGAGCGCTGCGGCCTCGCTCTTCTGCACAGCCATGATCTCAGCAGCTGCGAACAAAACGATTGCCTTGCTGTCGATGATGCATTTCGAGGTCGATTGATCGAGCGTCGTGCACGGCGCCTGGCCGTCCAGGCGCATCACCATGCCCTCGACGTTGGGCACCGGGAGCAGCGTGATCTGTCCGATCGGGTCGGTCACGCCGCTGTTCACCGTGACCTTGTTCGCCCATTGCCGCGGCGTGCCCCGCGGCGCGCCGGCAGGCGGGATATCGGTGGCATTGATCCCGTAGCACAGCGTCTGCCAGGCTGAGCTCGAGCTCATCGCCACGTTGATGCGGCTGATTTGGTCGAACGGCATGTCGAGCGGGTAGCTGTAGTCCGCCTGGCCCGAGCTCAGCGGCACGTCTCGATAGATGCGCAAGTGTTGCCACGCGTAGGCGTCCCAGAGCTCGCGCTGCTGGCGGTCCAGGATCAAGTCCTGGGTCTTTTGGCTCTCCACGCCGTGCACGGTGTACTGGATACTTTGTCCCGTCTCGGCGCGGAGCTCCACACGCAAGCGATCGAGCGTGACGCCGATCGGCATTACGACGCCCCGATCGGGGTATCGGGGAGCAACCGACGATGCAGGCCAGGCTTGAATACCGCGGGACCGGTCGGTGGGTCGCGGCCGAGCAAATGACCGGGCACCTCCTGTTCCCCATCAGCCTCGTGAAACACCGGCGGCAGCGGAACACCGTACTCGTCCGCGCGCGGTTGGTCGGTCGGCTCGCCAGGCATCAGCAGGTCCATATTGGGAACGCGCCCAGGGAAGACCTGCTCGACGACCATCGTCGACCGATACTTTGCCGCCAGGCGGCGCTTCTCGGCCGCCGGGTCGCTGTTGCCGATCGCAACCGGCTTGATGTCGTAGATGTTCTCCTCGTGGTGCAGCGCCTGCATGATCTGGACCTCGGGCCACGACATTGGCTCGGTCGCCAGTACCTCGAAGATATGAAAGCCTTGCCCTGCGAGGTTTATCCTGCAGGTGCAAAAGTGCATGTCCATTTTAATCCTCTCAGGTTGGTGCCGCCGGGAGAGGGATTGAGGGCCCTCCCGGCGGCGTGGTCGTCGGATATCGAGTGATCGCGTCAGGCGATGTCGATCACGACGGCCGAGTTGAGCCGGCGGGCGCACAACTGTCCCGTCGACGTAATACCCCGGTAGATCACGTATTTGTCGGGGGGTCGGGCCGGCGAGTGTTGGTGACGCCACTCGTCCTGCATTTTAACGAGGTAAATATCGCGGTTGTCGAACCAATAACACCGCTTTGATTTACCGAGCGTGTCGAGGGTCGGGTCGTAAGTGAAGTCCGTGCCCATGTAGGAAATCTGACCGACCGCAACATTTTTGCCGTCAGCAAATCCCGTCATGGAGTAATTGCCGTTTGCACGGAGCTCGCTCTCGACCGCGCCGAGCCAGTCGGATCCGCAAAAACCAGTGTTCGGCTTGCCGCCGTACCTGGTCAGCTGTCGGTATTCCTTCTGGAGCAACGTGATGAGAGCACCACCGTTGGCGGCAGCCGATGTGATCGGCCCGCCGCCCCACGCCGCCAACGCAGGAGTGCCGCCTACGGCGGTCCCCATGGCACTCGTGTATGCGCGATTACGCCACCAGGGCTTAAGTGCCCGGTCGATGCCGGCGACAGTGCCGGTGCCCGGTGCGTCGGTGACGAGCGCCGCCATGCCGGCGAGCGCTTTTGGATCCGCCGTGCCGTTAGTCCACAAGAGCTCGTTGAGCGAGATTGCGTACCGTTCGGACAGATCCTGCAGCGCGTCCTCGAGCAGTCCCACCAGGACCGTGTCATCGCGACCGCTGTGCTCGGACGTGTCCTCGCCGTTGGTATCGACGACGCTAATCCCATCGGTCTTGAGCTCGGAGTGCGTGAGCGTGATACCGATGTGGTGTTCTTTCCAGGGGAAGCGCGCCTGGGACAGATTGGCCGGGGTATAATAGTTGACCGTGTCACTGAGCTCGTACCCGACCATTTTATCGTTGGTGCCTGGTGCCGCAGTATTCCCATAGTCCCCTTTAACGCTAATCACCAGGTCGCCCTTCCCGCCAGGGAAGGATTTGGCCTTGCCTTCAAACATCGCAAGCAGGGGTTTTTCCTGGATTGCTTCTTGAAAGGCAGTGCCTTTGTTAAACCACCAGTCCAACGCGGCTGTGGTCACATGCGCCAAGAGTGGCGCGGTGTAGGTGGGCATTGAAGTGCGCCTTCACAGGATTAGGCGCGCGCGCTTTCCTTGGCTCTCGCGATTGCCTCGGCGAGGGATTTAGCTTCCGGCGCGGCGCCTGTGGTTCTGCCTGTGCTGCTCGGACTGCGCGATGTCGGGCGCTTGGGGGGCACCCACGAGCGATACTGCTCGTTTGCACGTCTGTACGCCTCGCGAGCGATGGCGACCCCGTGCTCCGGTTGCTGCGGTACGCCCTTCTCACGTATCACAGCCCACATCGCGTTCTGAACAGCGTTGCGCTTCAGCGCGTAGTCGGGATCGCGTGCTTCAACCACCTTCTCCCAGGCGTTGACCTGGTTCTTGACGGCTTCGGCCAGCTGCATGCGCTCATGCATCTGCTGCTGTTGCTGATAGTATTGCTGCTGCTGTTCAGCGACGTGTTGGGTGCGCTGGTGCCGGTTCTCCAAGAGTTGCCGTTGTAGGCGCTCCTTGGTGAAATGCACTGCAGCCTCGGTCGTCATCTGACCCGCCTGCACGGCTCTCACCATGTCGGGGGCTAGCTGACGTCCAAGGGCTTGGTTAGCCAGGTTGTAGTAGGGCTCGACGCCGGCAATGAATTTTTCCCATTGGCCGTTTCGTATCGCCGAGCCGAGCTCCAGCAACATCAGGAAGTCATCGCGGCCGATGTCGTTCTCACGCAGATACGTTGAGACGCTGTCAGCCGCTTGCGCATGCGGTTCGAGAGCACGGAGCTTCTCATTCTCGGCACGCAGAGCGTGCTTCTGTTTTGAGAGCTCGTGGATACGCTTCTTCGCGCTCTGCGAATATTTAGCTAGCTCCTCAGGCGTGATCTCGTCGGGCAACTTGCCTTCAGAGTCCGCGCCCTCGGGCTGATCCGTTTCCGTGCTGAGTGCTGGCGAGGCACCTGAACCGTCATCGTCCTTCTGGTCTGGTTTCTGCAGCGCGGGAACGGCCGACTGCACAGCCTCGAGGAGTGATTGACGGGTTTCGCCTGGTTCTGCCGCGCTTGGCGAGGGCGCACTTTCCGCCGGGGGTGAGGGAGCGGCTGCGGGTGCCGTTTCTGGCGCAGGCGCTGGGGCCGCGTCAGCCGATACTGATGTCGTTGCGTCGTCCGACATTACCCGCGTGTCTCCCTATATTTCGGGCCATACACCCGAAAAGGGACTACGGATAGGTCAGATTATTTGACGATTAGCGCGTCAGATTAGTTGACGATTAACGGCGCTCGTCGAACAGGATCCTGCCGCCTGGCGACACCAGCTGATCCTGCTCGTTCCACCGCGGCGCCACCGGCAGCGCCCACTGGCTGTCCTGGCTGAACGTCTGGTGCGTCGGCATTTTCCAGTAGTCCGGGTAGTGCATCTGTTGATCGTTCGGATTGATCGCGGACTGTGCGCGCGGGTGTTGCTGCTGCATGCCGCGATAGAAGCCGCGCATGTCATAGTCCTGACCGGACCTGTCGGGGTTAAACGGTACCTGGTTTTGCGCAACCCATTGACGGAAAGCCATTTCGTCGAGCGGACCTAGCTCGGTCGGCTGCGCGCCTGGCTGCGCATAAGGGCTCGAGCTCGGCTGCTGCGGCGCGAGCGCTTGCATCAGGATATCACCGAGCCCGTCGTCCATGTCACTGCAACATCTGCGGCGCCGGTGATGCGCCTGGAGGCGGCGCGCCGGTCAGCTGCCCGGTTTGATCGGGAGGCCCTCCAGGTGGCGGTTGCTCGGGCTTGGCGCCATTGTTCGGGCCTTGCGGACCCTGGCCGGCGCCGGCGGGAGCTCCCGCACCAGGCGCGGAGGCCTGCGACATGCTGTTCATGGCGACGATCGATGGCATTTGCGTCATGAACGCCTGGGTGAGGTCGAGCCGATCGTCGAGCCGGCGCAGGAGCTCGGTCGCGAGAAACTCCGGGTTGATGCCTGGCAACTGGATCAGCAGCGGATAGAGCCGCTGTGCGTTGGCAACCTCTTGCGCCTGGTTCGGCCGGCCCATGCTGCCGGCCTCGATCTCGAGCAGCACCTCTTGCGCGATGTCATCGCGGCTGAGCTCGGGCCAAACGGCACCGACGCCGACGATCTTCTGGACCTGCTGCAAGCTCATCTCGCGCATGAGGATTTGGCCGCCGTTGCGCGCCAAGCTGGTGAGGACGTCGTTGAGGTCGTCGATGTTCGACCCCATCGCAGTCTGCCTCGAGCCCTCGGCGATGTTTGCCTGCGTCGCGGTCGCGTCGCTGGTGCCCCCCAGGTTCGCCTCCTGGATACCGGTCGTGCGCAAAATGTCCTCGTAGACCGGGTTCACCTCGTAAAGATTTGGGTCGATGCCGGCGCCGGCGAACGGCTGCAGTACGTCTTTCACCTGTTGGTTCGGCTGCAACGCGTTCAGCGAAATAATGTCGTTCGCCTTGCGCGTCTCGAGCTTGCGCATGTCGTCATCTTCCATCGAGCCGCCGACCGTGGCGATAAATGGCCGCGACGCAAAACGGTGTTCAGTCAGCCCCTGGCGGCACTTGTTGTACTCCAGCTGCATGTCGCGGATCAGGCGCACGTCGCTCGGCGGGAAGAGCTCCTTTTCGTTTTCCACCTCGTTGAGCACCAGACCGTACCAGGGATAAAAGCGCTCGTTGAATATCTCGGGGCTCGCCGGTTCGCGCAGGAAGTCGTCGTAGCCGTCGCAGATCTCGTAAACGAGCCCGTCCTTACGACAGTACACTTGCCACACCAGAGCGAACGCCTCATCGCGATCGTCCCAGTCGTGGCTGCCATCTGAGCTCCACTGCCGCGCCATCGCGATCGGGTCCGGTCCCTTGATGTCGTCGCGATTATATTCCGTGTAGTTGTTGCGCACGTCGACGCCGTAGATCTCCTCAATCTCGTGCACGCTCAGGATAAACTCCTCGGCGACCCAGTCGCTGCCGAGAAAGTGCTTGAGGTCGATCGTCTTGATGTCCGGGATAATGCTCGTGCTCAGCGGGTAGTCGAACGTGAGGCCCTCACGCGCGATCACCTCGGTGGTCTTCGCCATGTCCTCGATCAGCAGGCGCAGCTGCTCGGCTTCCTTGTCGTTGTCATCGGTGAGCTCGTCCGCCTGGTCAGCCGCCAGGCGCTCGAGGGTCGCGAGCCGCTCGGACGCATCGGCAATGCCGCGCTCCATGTCGGGCCGCATCTGCATGACCCGCTCGAAACCAAGCTTCACATAGCCGATGCCGCACGTCACCGCGCGACGCACCACCTTTTTCATCATGCTTTTGAACGGGTGCACCTGTTCTGACACCTGGTAGGCGTACAGGAGCTCGAGCGTGCGCCCCATCTTGTCGAGCATCTCGTTCTCGCGCTTCACGCGCGCGGCGTCGGTCGCGATATCGATGCCGCTCGAGACTGCGGTCGCCATCATGGGGTTAATAGGCATGCCCATCTGCTGGCCTATTGCCCCCATCGTGGCCGGCAGGTCGCCACCAGGCGGCATGCCCGGGATCCCGGCGTCCTGACCAGGGAAGCCGGCCGGCATCTGTGTCGCGGGGTTGCTGGCACCAGGCAGCGCGCCGCCGCCGCCGAGCAATGGTCCCATCGCGCTGAGCACCCCCGTAGTGAGCGCGCCGGCCGCGCCTGGAGGCGGAACGGGCCCGCCGGTGCCAGGGGGCACCATGCCGGGAGGCCCACCCATGGGGCCGCCAGGGCCACCTGGGGGCATACCGCCAGGCAGCATGCCGGGAGGACCAGCACCGCCTGGCGGCATTCCGCCAGGCATCAGGCCTGGCATCTGCTGCATCATCATCATGCCGGATTTCATCAACGCATCGAGCGTCGACTGCTTGCCGTCCCACGAGGTGTTGTTGATCCTCTCCCGGCGCCGCGCGATCGCCTTGGGATTTTTCGCATACAGGAACGCTGTCTTCTGGCTCACCAGGCGCAGCGTCAGGTTCGCGACATACTTTCCCTGCTCGTCGCTTTTGTTCCACTGCTTGCCAAACGTGAACTCCTCGTCATCACGCATGCGATCGAAGGCTTTTTTCCAGTGCCCCTTGGCGTTCTTGATGCGCCGGGTCCAAGCGCTGATCAGCGCCTTGCGGCGATCGGCCACCTCGGGAGCATCGCGCGGGATCGCGTCGGGCCGGTCGGCGCCCATCAGCTGGTCGAGGCCTGGCAGGCCCAGGCCCTCGTCACCATCGGCTGCCATGCCGGGGTCGTCCATCATCGACATTTACAGCCACTCCCGTCTGACGCGATCGATCTCGTCGCGACCGTTTTTCCGGCGCGTCTCCGCAAACATCTCGGCGAACGTCCCGGCGGCCGGCGGCTCGACCGGCTTTTGCCTTTGCCGCGGCCTCATCTTGGCGAGCCCGAGCCCGATCAGCGCGAGCGCGTCGCAGAAATCATCGCGCGTGCCGTGCGGAAATTTGAGCAGCTGGTCGTGCGCCTCGGGCCACCACCTGGTGAACGCCGGGAAGTGCACCATCTGCATCGCCGAGCGCGCCTGGATAGCCTGAGCTCGAGCCTGCTTGTCCTGGTTCGGATTGATCTGGTCGACCGCACAATAGACGCGGCGCTCGTTCATGCGCTTCTTGAGGAACGGCCCGAGCGAGCGCTCTATCTGCCCCTTCTCGCCCCACCACATGTGCGGCTTGTATTTGCCCATCAGCGCGACCATGCCCTCGATCGCCTGCACGCTGTCCAGGCGCGCCCAGACAATGTCGGGCATGATCCAGAGGTGGTCCTGCTCGTCGACGCCTACGATCATCAAGCAGGTCTTGTCGGCCTTCTGGTCGAGCGACACCGCCATGTCGCACGATCCGTAGAACCGCATGTCGTCCTTGTGCGGCGCCTGGCTCATTGCGTTGTAGGTGACCAGGTCGGCGCCCTGGAAGAACGCGCCCTCGCGTGGCGCCGGACGGCCCTGGTAGAGCGCAGCGAACCCCCGGGGATCGGTGACCCGCACCTCCTCGAGATACGCCTCGTCGAACCGCGCCGGCCAGAGCGCCTCACCAGGAGCTCGGCCCAGGATATCGTTTTCCTCTGCGATCGCCGGCAGGTCGATCTTGCGCCAGAGCTTGGCCTCCGCGGCTGTGTAGTAGGGCGACATGGGATCGATCAGCCGGCCGACCAGGTCGTCCTCGGTCCACCTGGTCTGAATGATCACGATCGCGCCGCGCTTGTTCATCAGCCGCGATCGCAGCACCTGGGTGTACCAGGTCCACAGCCCGTCACGGATCAGCTGACTGTCGGCCTCGCGCCGATCTTTGATGGGGTCGTCCAATAAAATTATGTGCCCACCGCGGCCGGTGATGCTCGAGCCGCGCCCCACCATGAAGATCACGCCGCCGGCCGTCGTCTCGATGCGGTCGACCGCGGCAGCGCGCTGCTTGATCGCGAGCTCGGGGAAAACCTGCGCGTACTGCGGCAGCTGCATGATGTCGCGAATTTTGCGACCAAGATCCCAGCTGTAGTGCTGATTGTAGGTCGCGACGATGATGCTTCTGTCCGGGTGTTTGCCGATGTACCAGGCGGGGAACATGGCGCTCGCGAGCGTCGTCTTCCCGAAACGCGGGCCTAAGTTAATCATCAGCCTTCTGATGCGCTCGGCCTCCACCTCCTCGAGGCCGGCGCCAATGACCTTGTGAAACTTTTGCGCGTCATAGAGCGTGCGATCAGGATCCTCGGGCGCCTCCGGGTCGGCCATCATGAGCTCGGTGAACGGCACGAGCTCCTGGCGCGCGCGGAGGACAGCGCGCTTGCGCTTCAGCAGCAGCAGGCGACGCTCGGCGTCGGACATTACTTGCCCCGATGGATCTTCGGTCGACCCACATAGTTCGCGTGCTTGGTGACATGATCAGGCAGCGCGAAATTACGGATCGTGCCGGTGATCTCGCGGGCCGGCTTGATCTTCGCCGCCTGAGGCACCGGCGCGATCGCCGGCGTCGGCTCCTGCGTCGGGGTCGGGGTCGGGGTCGGTGGTTCGTTTGCCATAGGTCTTCTCCAGTGCTCTCAAGAGCTCGACAATGTGCGCCTCTTCTTCGTCCATCTCGTCGGGCGGGCCGTCCCACCAGTTCGTCTCGATGTACATTTTAGCGGTAGGTTGAGCCCTTGTTCGCAGGAGTCGTCTCAAGACCGCGTCTTGCCCACTCAGGCTCTTTAATTCCTCCAGCAAGGTCGTAGATGCGATCGCGCGCTTGCTGGGCTGTGATTTCGCCGGCATCGAATTGTCTCCAAATTGCGTCCACGGCTGCGGGGTTGGTCTGCCCGCCTGGTTGCTTTCCTCGCTTCCAGGTGTCCGTGAACAGGGTGCGTACCGGCTCCCATGTAGCAGATTGAGCAGCGCGCGGCAGCATGCCGGCCTCATCGGCAAACCGCCGCGTTGCGTCAGCCGTCCAGCCATACGTGCCCTGCACGCCGCTGATGTCCGAGCTACTCGTGTTCGCCTGCCCCTTCGTGCTGCCTGACGCCAGGTTGTGCGACACCGCGGCAGACTTGCCTGACAGTGGTCGCATCTGCGCCGCGGCGACCGCATGCGTGTCTGCGGTGATGTCGCCAAACCTCGGGTCGTTCGGCCGCTCGATGTTGTTGTAGAACGAGCGGACCTTGTGCTTGTTGCCCAGGAGCTCCGAGATGAGGTCCATGTTGCCGCCGCTCTCCATGGCGCGCACGGCTTTTTCAATCTCGTTGAACGACCCCCACCCGACGTTTCGCAGTTCACCCTTGGTGCCCTTCGTCATGTACTCGCCGAAAGCGCCCTCGGGCGTAACTGAGCGATAAGGCCGCGGGTTGTGCGCCTCGTCGTACATGCGGATCCACATTGCCTTCTCGAGCGGGTCGGTGAGCTCGTCGAGCGTCTTGCCGCGGATAGCGCGGAAGATATCGAGGTTCTCGCTGCCAGGCTTGAGATACTGCCAGTCCTTCGTTCCCATGCGTGAGTGCGCATAGTCGATCATATCTTGCGTCATCGGCCGGCCGGCCGCGGCGCTGGTCATGATGTCGCCCAGGCGCTCGCCCAGGCTGGCGTTCTTGAACCAATCCATCTGCGGTGAGAGCGACGCGAGCATCGCGGACGCCGAGCGGCGCGGAATACCCCAGCGCTGCGCCAGGGCGTCGGCGATCTGGTTCGCGCCCTCATACCAGAGCGGCGAACGGTCCTTCATCACCTGGGGCGAACGCTCGTGCAGATAGGCCAGGTTCTCGCTGGTCTGCTTGAGATATTCCTGCACCGCCTGCAGGTCGTCCATGTTCTTCAGTCGTTCGAACCCTGGATAGCCCCGGAGCAAATTGACGTTGTGCTCGAAGCCGCCGGTCCCCTTCTTGTTGGGGGTGACCAGCCGCATCTCATCGCTGCCGATCGATAGGTGTTGCCTGAGCGGATCCTCCGTCGCGCCCGCTCCGGTCGGGAACCTGGTCGACACCCTGGTATCGCCAGGCTCGATCGGCTGCACCGGCGCCTTCTGCTCGGTGTGCGACCAGAGCGCGCCGCGCTCGAGCTCCTGCGGCGTCATCGCGCGGGGAGAGCTCGCCGTGCGCGGCTCGAGGATTGAGCTCGAGATGACGTCGCCGGTGGTCGGCGGCGGTTGCGGCGCGCCCAACTCTATCCTTTGCCGCGGGAGTATCGGGCCAGAGCCGAGCCGAGCGTCAGCCTGCGGCTTTGGCACCCACCTCTGGGCAGCCTTGCCGACCTTGCCGGCGACCGGCGGCACTGTCGCCAGGGCGACATCGGTCGGCGAGCGCGCCTCCTGCAGCGCCATCACGTTCCCGAGCGGGGTGAAATCCGCGATCGTGTCGACCCTGTCGGCGAGCCCCTGGCGCATCGACGAACGCTCGTTGCCCAGGATCAGAGAGCGCAGCCGCGAGCGCGCGGTGTCGGGCGCGTTGGTCAGGCTCGGCTGCCCATCGTCAGGCAGCGGCGCCGGCTGAGCTCGCTGGAATAGCGGCGTCTTCGCTTCCGCCTCAGGGCTGATGCCAACCGGCCGCACGTTGAGGTCGACCCTCCCGCTGACATTAGGAGCGCTGCTGAACGCGGGTGGGGGCGCCGGCTGCTGTGGTAGCGCGTAGGCGTTCGGAGCTTGTGGTTGGGCTCCCTGCTGCGACTGCAGCCATTGCAGATAGCGCAGGTAGTCGGGCGGCATATTCTGCAGGCCCGCGACCATGCTTGTGCCGAGCTCTTCTCCCGCCATGTCAGTCCCTCTGCGGTGCCGGCACGACGCATTTCGCGAGTAGCTTCTGCACTTCCTTCTGGAGCTCCACGGTCAGCTGCACGTTCTCACGCCTGGAATAATTAAACTGGCTTGACTGCATGTAGACAAAACCGATCAAGCTTAGGTTCATCACCACGAGGCTAAGCGCCAAAGGGTTTGTCTTGAGGCTGTCCACCACACCGATGGCAACCTTCCCGCTTGTGTCGACGACCATCATATTGCGTAGCCTCACCTGATCGGCGGCCCGAAAACCTGCCAGCCGAGCAACAACAACAGAATGAACAACAGCAGGCTGTTGCCAAACGGGTGCCACTGACCTCCGACAATGCCGCCCCAGTTACTCCACAGACCAAACACGAGCCACAGCAGCATGAGGATCCAGAACAGCAAACCAAACGACATTGCTCCCTCCTCTAGTAACGACGACCACCAGCGCTGCCTGTCTGCAGCGCTGGTGACAGAAGCCTGTAGAGCGCGTCGGCAAAGCTTGCTGTCGTGCCCTGCGGCGCCGGCTGCGCCATCTGAGGCTGCTGCGGTTGTCGGTTCCAAGCTTCCTGTGCCAGCTGTCCGCTCCGCTGGTTCTGGTACGCGAGCATGCGCGGGTCGGGCGGTATAGCCGCCGGAAAGATCCACTCGTCCGTCTTCTCGTTCCCGATATCGTTGAGCCCAGCTTGACCCTCCAACGTCGCCCCTCGCGCGTCCCTCAGCGTCTGTGCCGCTCCAGGCCCCGGCGTGATCGGCCCCATATCGGAAAAAGCTTTCTCCATTCCCTGGAGTAATCCTCTCCCGGATCGCTCAAAATGCTGCTTCAAGGCGGGACTCACCCCGCCTCCAGCGTATTGCGTCCCTGCCAAATCCTGCGCGGGGTCGGGCACCGGCTGCGGGTATTGCGCCCCCGCGGCCGGATCGGGCTGCGGCGGCGCGCCTGGCTGCCCTCCCGCGAACATTTCGTACAGCATGTCACCCAGACCGGGCATCGGTCAGTCTCCTTACCTTGTTCTCGAGCACCTCGATGCGCGCCATGGCCTGCTTCAATGCCTTGAGCACTACGTGCATGACATTCTCAGACAGCAACGGGACGACCACCTCTTGACCAAAATTAACCGGCCTTCCGTCCTTGAAGCCTGCTCGCGGTTCCTCCAGCGCTTTAATGGCAGCATATGCGTCTGGATTATCCTGGATCGCAGTAGACAGGACTTGAGCGCTGCCCGGCATATAGTATTGCGCTTTGTGGTTAATCCACAGGGCGGCGGCGCGCACATTCCCCAATTGCGACATCGGCGTGACGTTGAAATAATAAGGCCCACTGTAACCGGGGCCATAATCCAGATTTTCCCAGGGCCCCATATAAAACGGCCCCGGCGTACCCTCGCGCATTTGATAGCCCGACGCAGACTGCGTGATCGGCGTTCCGCCGGTGGTGGTGCCGGTCGCCGTGAGCGTGCCGTTGACCACCAGGTTGCCGTCCATCTGGCTATTGCCGGTGACGTGTAGCGAGCCGGTGTTCACCGCACTTGCGTTCACCGTACCGATATTGCCGGTGGCCGCATTGATGGTGTTGGTGTCGATCGTCCCTGGAATATTTGCGTCGTTGGCAAACCAGACCTTGCCGTTCAGATCGATGATCAGTCGCGCGGCGCCGGCGCTCTCGTCGCCGATCGCATAGCGACCATCGGCGTAGACGCCGGCGGTCCAGGCACGCACACCTGACACGGTGTAAAGCGTGCGCGCGTAGTAGCCGGCCGGCACCGTGACGCGCAGCCCGTCCTGCGCGGTCGACGTGATCGCGCCGTATACTGTCAGCCCGCCGGCGTTGATCAATCCGTAGGTCGCGCCGCCGTTCTCGCTCTGGAAATAGATGCCGTTGCCGTTGTGGGTGCGCAGCGCAATGTTCGTCGCGTCGTCATAGAACCCGACCCCCGCGTTGCCGCCAAATTGCAGGCCAGGCACCCTGATGACGTTCTGAAACGTCGCGAGGCCGCTCGCATTGTCGAGCACGAGCGCTGCGCCGAGATAGCCGCCGCCGGCATCGTAGTGATGAAACTCGAGGTTCGCGGTAGTCGGATCGTTGCCGCGGATAAGCCAGCGTGCGGCGCCGCTTGCCTCGGTGAAATACAGATCGGAGTAGCCCGAGTTCTGGATCGTCAGCACCGGCACGACCAGACCGCCGGTCATCGTGTCGCCGGCGCGCAGCACCCGATCGTTCGCCAGCGTGCTCACATAAGCAATCTGCCCGTCGACATACTGCTTCGGCACGAGCTCGAGCGCCCCCACCGGGTTGCCCAGGATACTGATGCGCCCGGTCGAGCGGCTGATCGTCAGCGGCGCGTCGATGACAAAGCCGGCATCGTCAAAACGATATATGTGGAGGTCGACCGGGGCGAGCTCGTCCGAGCGTAGCAGCCAGCGGGTCAGGCCGTCGCGCCGCAGCCAGATATCCGCCTGGCTGGCGCCGAGCGCATTGAGCACCAGGCTGGCGCCGGTCTTGTCGATCTCCAGGTTGCCGTACATGTTGCGCGTGCCGTCGAGCAGGACAAATTGCCCGCCATCAGTCATGCCGACCCAGTCGGACGGGTCGAACGGGCCAGGCGCAACGCCGGCCTTCGCCTTCCAGATCTGTCCGTTGAATGTGACGAAGTCGCCGCTGACGTACTGTGCGGTCGTCGCGAAATAGCGGATCGCAATGAGCTCGAGCGGCTGTCCGGTCGCGCCGCCTGGCGCCTCGTCGCCGACCGCCAGCTGCCGGGTTGCGGTGTTAACCGCCAGACTGCGACGCTCGAGGTGAGAAAAACCGACCAGCGGGTCGGCTGTACCTATGTGGCGGACGGTCGAGCCCATGTCACCTGAACCTGAACTGGAGGGTGTTGCTCGTCTTGTCGCCGGTCTTCACGACGACCGGGTAGTAGCCGATCGCAAGCTTCGCCACCTCTCCGACCAGCTTGGAGCTCGAGTAGTACATGGTCGGCTGCACGACGCCGTTGAACAGCACCTTGCTGTTGTCCTGAAACTCCGCGCCGGCCACGGTAAGCATGATCGGTGCGGTGCCGCTCGCTACGGCATCGGGCGGCGTCAACGTCGTGATGACCGGCGTCGGTGTCGGTGTCGGTGTCGGCACCGGCGTATTGATCCGGTAGTATTCCTCGCGCACCTGGTCGCGCTTGTTCTCACCATCGATGCAGCTGTAGAGCGACTGCACGACGTTATTCGGCAAGCCGATCGTGTAGGTGCCCTCGGGAGAACCCTCGGGAACAATTGCGCGCGCCCCCGGCACCAACAACGCCGCAGCGGTTGGTTTTCTGAGGTGTGCCGGATAGCCAGGTTCGGGGTATGACCCTGGCAGCCAGGGGCGCTCTGCCATCACGCAGCGTCCTCCTTCGGTGCCGGTGGCGGATCCGGCGGTGTGCTCATCGGGTCAGGCTTCGCCGGCTCGGCCGCCGGCTGCGGCTCATCGTGTCGCTTGTGATGCCGCGTATGCTCCTCGTCGTCGTCGTCATGCTTCGGCTTAGTCGACATCTTCGCCCTCCTCTGCGCTCTGCGCTCATCGACCCTCTCGAGGATCTTCTCTCTCACCTTGGGGCGGGCCGCCGCGGCCCGCTCCTTGATCTTCTTCAGCACGGTTCGCTTTTTCACTTTCGCCATGGCTCACCTCTTGCGGCGCGTTCCTTCGGGTGCCGCCTCAGTGAAAGTAAATTGCTGCGGGGCGGTTTCATGGGTGAACGTCCGCACCAGAACCGGATAGCTGCCAGGCGTGCCGGCGGTCGTCGGCGTCACCAGCGTCGTCAGCTTGGTGGCATCGACAAACGTCGTGGGTTCGACCCCACCATTAAAAACGATGACGCTTTCCGGCATGAAGAACGCACCGATGCACTCGAGCGTGATCTGCGGGCCGCCTATCTCCGCCGAGCTCGGATTGAGGCTGTTCAACGCCGGCGGACGCGCCAGGCTAAACGGCTTGACCTTCATGTACTCCTCGAGGTCGCCGGTGATGTCCGCTTTAGCGGGGCCGACGACCCGGATCTCCATGCCGGCCGGAACGTGGTGCATCGCCATCTGTTTCTCCTGCTGCTGTCGCCGCCAGGGCGATATTGCTTGCGAAGTGCGTCGCGATCGGCGCCTGGGCGCCCGCCGGCGCGTTAGTCGCAGCGATCACCTGGTTGATAGCCGGCGTCGTTGTCGGCACCCAGAGCGCCACGCGTGCGGCCTGCGTCGTCATCATGTGCTCCCAAGCCGCCACCCGCCGGTGAAGCCGGAAGGCACTGCGCCGACAAACGTGCGCTGTCCAAGGTTGAGAACGTTTCTGCTGGTCTGCGAGCCGGCGAAGAAACCCATGACCGCAGGCCCCATGGTCTTGGCGCTGTACAGGCTGATGCTCACGCCGCCGATGTTGTTGGCGGGATCCTGGCTACCGATCGCCTGGCCGTTCCAGTTGCCTGACGGCGCAACACGGAACCAGACTTTCTCATTGTCCAGGTCGACCGCCACGCCGACAACGCTCTCGACGGCGAGGACGCCGAGCGAGCGCCCGCTATTGACATCGTTGCTTTGGATCCCGCCGCGGTTATTTACATACGAGCTATTTAAGCCACCCCCCACATTTGCCCACGTCGCATCGTTCGTCACCAACCCGCAGCCCTCGTTGGCAAACGAGTTGATCGATGGGAACTCGCACTCGAAATAGAACTTCCCAGCGCTCTTCATGTTGGCTGTGCCAACAGACGCGAAGGCGTCCGATGGAGTGTAGTAGAGCCGCTCGCCCTTCTCGATCTTGGCGTTTGCCACGTCGGTGGAATACGTCAGATAAGCGTAGGTCGGGTGACCGATCGCGGTCTGGCTCCCGGACGGCCCCCAACCCGGTGTAAAGCCGGCGGGCACCGTAAAGGCAAAGGCACCGGCGCCGAAATTGTACAGCCACTGACCGGTGGTCAACATGCACATCGGAGCGATGCGCGTCTGCGACCAGTAGCCGATGTCGATGCCGCCGACATTGGTCGCCGGATTAGCTGATGCGTTATTATTCCAGTTGCCGCCGTTCTTGCGCGCCCAGAAGCGCCAGTTGTCGAGGTCGACCGCAAAGCAGAACACAGAACCGACCGCAGTCCCGGCGCCAAGGTTTGCACCTGGTACGCCGGTGAACCCGCGCGCCCTGATCGCGCCTGCGGCTGTGTTGACCGCTGCAGCGCCAACCGGCCACGAGTTGAAAATCTGAGCAGTCGTGGCGCCTTCGGCGGCAACGCCGACGCACTCATCGGTGTTGCCCGAGATGGTGATCTTCGCCTCGAAATAAAACTTTCCGGTGTTTTTGAAAGCAGTCGAGGCGATCGTCAGCATGGTGCCGGTGGTCTTCTCTACGCGAAGGCCGCCAAGCGTCAGCGTCGCATTGGTGTTGGTGCCGCCGGTGAACGACACGTCGTAGATGGTGTCGAGCACCGTCACCGTGATGGTCTGGTTGGTCTGGTTGCCGGAAAGGTCGGTCGCGCGCACCGTGACGATGTACTGGTTGTTCAGATCGGCGTCGTTGGGTGTCCCGAAAATCTTCACGTCGTCGTTGAGCCAACGCAACGACTGACGGCTGGTTGGAGTGAGCTCAAACCGCGCCGCATCGGCGCCGCCGACGATCGACCAAACGACAGGTTCGTTCGCCGTCAGAGCGTGCGCCAGCTGCGCGAGCTCATTGATGCTGACGCTCGAGCTCGAGGTGATGGTCGGCGCCGTCGTGTCTGCCGGATTGTGCGGCCAGCCTGCCGTGAAGCCAGAAGGCAGCGCACCGATAAACGCCTGTTGCCCCCAGTTGATGACGCCGCGCCAGGTACTGATGACCGACAGTCCGATCATCGGCCCCATGGCCTTGTCGACGCCCACGTAGTTGCTGATGCTCACGCCGCCGGTATTGGTCACCGGATCTTGCAGACCGATCGCCTGGCCGTTCCATAGACCGGACGCCCCATTGCGGAACCAGACCTTCGCGTTGGTCAAATCGATCGCCGCACCAATGCAACCCTCGTCCGGTACCGTGCCAATCGACCGACCAGAACTGACGCCGTGGCTCCAAATTGCGCCGCTGTTGAACACAATCGCCATGTTGTTGGCGAAGCCGTTGCCAAGATCACCATTGATCGCGTTGTGCGCCATAAACCCAGAAACGCCGTTACCTTGCGCATTTGCCGGTGTGATCTCGACATAATATTTGCCGGTATTCTTAAAGTCGGGTAGGCCGGCGTGCGTCACGTCCGTAAAGGGCGATCTGCCAAAATGAGCCAACCGCTCGCCCTTTTCGATCTGCCCAGCGTTGGTGTCGAACTGAGCAGCCAGGCGGGCATAGGTCGGGTGACCGATCGCAGTATGCGAGCCGCTTAGCCAGCCCGGTGTGAAGCCGGCCGGCACTGCGCCATTGAAAGCGCTCTGCCCGAAATTGAACACCTGCTTTGAGGTGGTAGTCACCGATGCCATCGGAGCGACGCGCGTCTGCGTCAGATACTCGATACCAAGACCTCCGACATTGGTCGCTGGATTGGCTGATGCGTTGTTATTCCAAATCCCCGCCGCATTGCGAACCCAGAACTTCCAGTTGTCCAAGTCGACCGCGAAGCAGGCATAGCTGCCAAGCGCAATCGTGCCAAGATTATAAAGGGTATTAGAGGAAAACCCACGCCCGTTGACATTGCCGTTGTGGACGATACCAAACCAGTTCATGCCATAGGTAAAATCTTGAACCTTCGCCATTGTCGCGCCTTCAATGACAACCCCAAACGAGTCGTTGGTGTTGCCGGCGACGCGCGTTGCCTCAAAATAGTATTTGCCGCTGTTTTTCCAGCCGTTCGCAACAATCGCCATACCGGCGGCGCCGCTTGTGTTGATGCCAAGGTTGGCGTCCGACAGAGTGACCGGGCCGGTTATGGTGCCACCAAGGAACGTCACGCCCTCGGCCGCGTCCGTGACGTTGACGGTGATAGTCTGCTCGACGAACAGCGCGCCAGGATCGGTCGCACGCACCCGCACCACGTAGGCGTTGCTGCCCAGGCTCGAGCCAGGCGTTTCGTAGTCCTTGGTTCCGTTGCCGGTCCAGCGCAGGGTCGAGCCGGCAATCTCGAAGTGCGCCATGTCGGCGCCGCCGACGCGCGACCAGGTGATGCCCTGCTCGTCCGTGCCGGTCAGTGTGTGCGCCAGGACCGTGTTCTCGACGTTGACGACGCTCGCGCTCGAGGTGATGACCGGCGGCTGGTTTTCAAACACGTCGAGCACCGCAATGGTGAACGTCTTGGCCGGCGTTGCCGGCGACACCTGGGTGACCGCGACCGTGATGTTGTAGGAGGCGACCGTCTCGTAATCGAACGGCACGGTCGTCTTGATGACGTTGCCCTCGAGCACAAACTTGCCGCCGGCACTTTCCACCAGGGCGAACAGCGGCGTGCCAGTGGTGCCGCTTGTGACCGAGAGGGTGCCAACCACCGTCCCGGCCGCGGCGTTCTCGTAGACGCTCGAGCCGGTGAGAATGATCTGGCTCGAGATGGTGTGCGGCGTGACGATGATGAGGAACGTCTCGGGGTCGGTCGGCGGCAGCACGCCCGAGACCGCAGCCGTGATGAAGTAGGTTGCAGCTGTCGCGTAGTCGAGCGGCGCCGCAACGCGCAGGCTGTTGCCGCTGACAAAGAATTTGCCGCCGGCATTGTCGAGCAGCGAGAACACCGGGGTGTCGCCGATCGTGTCGACGGTGCGGAACGTGCCGATCGTCGCGCCGATGATCGCGTCCTCGGATACGACGTTGCCGTCGAGCTCGATACCGCCCTCGACGAGCTCGAAGACGTCCTTCACGACGATCGTGAGCGTGCGGTGCGCGGCCGGCGGCGTGATGCCCATCACCTCGACCACGATGTTGTGCGAGACGGCTGTCTCGTAGTCGAGCGGGCCGGCCACCACTATCGTGTCGCCGACCAGGGCAAACTTTCCGCCGGCGTCGTCGCTGAGCAGGAAGGTCGGCGTGCCGGTGTACGGATTGACCACCGAGAGGGTGCCGACCACCGTCCCGAGCAGGCTGTTCTCGAGCACCCGGTTCTCCGACAGCTGGATCACCGGCGCCGGCGGCGGCGCGTCAAGCAGCGCGGTGATGTTGCCCGAGCGGAAATAGACCGCCCAGATGCGGCTGGTCGCGCTCGGCGGGGCATAGAACGTGAGCAGGTTGGTTTCTGCCGTGAAGTCGACGCGCGGCTCCTGGTTGACGCCGTCGAGCGTGACCCAGAGCTCCTCGGGCTTGGTGATGTAGGGCGACATGGTGCCGCTCATGTAGGTGAGCGTGAACACCGTCTTGATGCCGTCAGGCGCAATCGGATCGATCTTGAAGATGATGGCCGCGCCAGGCCGCAGGTCGTCCGCGCTGACCAGCAAGTCCCATTGCACGATCGAGTCCGCGGTCACCGGGAACAGCAGTGTCATGCTGTCCGCAGTCGCGTCGATGGTGTAGTCGCCTTTGCCGGTGCCGTCGTCCCTGGTGAGTTTCACTCCGTTCAGGTGGACGTCATGCTCGGTGTCATCGTCGAAGTCGCCAGGCACGACGCCAAACATGTCGGGACCGGAGAACGTCGTCTGGCCGGCGATCGCCTTGTAGTTATACCGGCTCAGAACGCCGCCGGTGAGCGAGAACGGCGCCACCCACATGTCGCCGGTCCAGAAGAACAACGTCTTCTTGATGGTATTGAAGTAGAACGACCCGACCGGGATCGGGTTGGGCACCATGACGCCGGTGTCAGGATTAACTTCACCTGGACTGGGGTGATGATCCCAGGCGCCCAGATAGAATGTGCTCATCCAGCCAACCAATTGCTGGACGTAGATAGCCCACCACTTGGCGGACCAGAGGCCGCCCATGCCGCCCATGCCGTCGATCGGCTGATAGAACAGGCCGCGCGGGTACGGGCTCTGCCTGATGAAGGCTGGCGCGTCGGGGCCCGAGACGACAGGCCCCGCCAGGTACTCAGCCCAGGCTAACGCATCGTCCCGGGACTTCTCTGCATTGCTCGCCCAGGCCTGCGCATTGTTCGACCAGTTCTCCGCATCGGTCGCCTGGGTGTCCAGGCTGGCCGCGGTCGTCTCGGCCGCACGCGTCACGGCGAGCAGCCGGCTCTCAATCTGCTTGATCTGGGAGTGCCACTGCATCGCGCTCGTGGCCGCCGCCTCGGCGTCCTTGGCGAGCAGCGAGATGTCCTGCGCGGTAACGGTGTGCGACGAAATTGCTGATTGCACCGAGCTATGCAGCAGGTCCGTGATCTTTGTTACATCGCCTGTAATAGTCGTGACCAGGCCAGGCTTCAGTTGTTCCGGCCCGACCAGCTGGTTGCGCAGCTGCCCGTCGTCGCGGCGGATCTCGGCGAGCGCCTCCTGCATGCCGATGACCACCTCGCGCAGTTCCGCGAACGCGCCGTCGAGCTCGTTGCCAGGCGGCGGTTGGGTCGGCGAGCGCCGCTGATGTTCTGAGAATGAAAAGTCGCGCGTCGGTCGGCGCAGGTTCGCCATCTGTCTGGAGGCGGCGCCTATTGTCTAGCCCTGGCGCGAGGGAGGCCGTGCCGGCGGCGTTGCAAGCGAATAACCCCCTATGCCGCTTTGCGGGGGCCCGCAAGTTCAGATAATCTGACAGGGTCGCCACTACCAAAGGAGCCCAACATGGGACGCAAGCTAGTTCGATTTTCTGCAATCTGCGACGCCTCAATCTTTTACGAGCTCCTCGAGATCCTCGAGGGCAAGGCAGTCGCAGGCACGGTCCAGTTTCAAACCGTGAAGCACGCAGGCGAGAGCGAGGACGGCAAGCTGAAGAGTATGCCCTCAGGTCGCGAGTTCATGCTCACCTACCTCGCTAAGTATTCCGCCTTCCGCGCACGCGATGCCCAACATGCCGCTGCCGAGCTCGGCCTGCACAAGCAGACCATCTACACCGCAATCCATACGCTGGTGAAAGAGGGCGCGCTGAAGCGCACCGGCGTCGGTCACTACGCGGTGAAAGGCGCCAAGGCGCTCGCGAAAGCCGCCACCGTCGTGAAGGGCAAGAACAAGCACCAACCCACCGGCGGCAAGGGCAAGAAGCGCGTGCCAGGCCTGACCACGCCCGATCGCATCGTCGCGTTCCTGCGCGGCAAGCAGAACGGATCCGGCGAGGGCGTGCATATCCGCGAGATCAAGAAGGCGGTCGGTACCAACGGCGTCTCGCCTGGGCTCACCTCGCTGATGCGGCGCAAGATCGTCACCAGGCCGTCGCCTGGTCACTACCGCGTGGCGGAGGCGTGACATGGCAAAACGCTTGCAGCTGTACCGCGCCTATTCGTTCAAGCAGACCGAGAAGGATCCGGTGATCCACAAGATCCACACCATGCTCGACGATGCCGGCGTCTCCTATCATAAGGCCGCGCAGATGAGCGGGGTGAGCGCAAGCTGCATCTCGGCGTGGATCGAAGGCGAGACCAGGCGCCCGCAATACGCCACCATCGCAGCTGTCGCCGGCGCGCTCGGCTACGAGGCCGGCTTCGTCAAGAAAGACGGCAGCAACGTTGTGAACATCAGGAAGCGCAAGGTGGCGTGATGACCGATCGCGGTGTCGTCTGGGCCTGCATCGTGCTCGCCTTCGTCACCGCGCTCGTCCTGTTCCTGTCGAACAAGCCGGTCGCCCCCGAGCCAGTATTCATGAAGCCCGTGCCGATCGAAAACATCACTGCGCGACGTAGTGACGTAGGCACGTTCCGAGCTCGGTGGCGCCCGGTGGTCGACCTGGCGCCGGCAACCGTGATCCACGAGGTGCCGGTGGAGGCAGCTGCAGCGTCACCGCAAACAGCTGGGAAAGCCCCTCCACCGGCCCGCCTGGTGCGTCGCGCAGCGCTACGCACAGACGTCTGCGCGCGGCACGGCATGCGCAAGGTAACATACGGAAGGAGATGGAGGTGTAGACGATGACCCTCGTAAAGCGGCTGCGCGACCTCCAAGACCACTACTCGACTAGCGGTCGGCTCGGGCCCGAAAACCATCACATCTTCCGCGAGGCCGCCGACAAAATCGAGCGGCTGGAGGCGGCTCCTGTTGCAGTGAACGAGTTGAACTTCTTGAACTTCATCAAGGCGTTCTGGCGTGCCGAGCCGTCGTGCCTGCACCTGAACTGCAACGCGGACTGCAATCCGATGACGGCTCACTGTGGGCGCGACGAACCTGAGGAAGAGGTGCCGCGACACAACCCCGACGCCCACCACCTCGACGGGTGGTGACATGACTAACGACGAGAACAGGCGACTGCGGGCGCAGCTAAAGCGTACCAATGATGCGCTCGACAAGGAGTTCAACAACGGCATTGCCTTGTGTGCTGAGATCGAGCGGCTGCAAGCCATTGTCTCGCAAGACGCTGAGGTCATGCGCTCATTATTCGCCGAGATCGAGCGGCTGCGCGCCGACCGGCTGAAGGCATTGCAACCATGATCGCACCGCAAGACATCGTCCGGTTGGTTGTGGCCTTCGCGCTCGGGCTCACGGTCGCAACCGTCGCGTGGCTCACCTGGCTGTGGTTCGCATGAAACCCGATCCCATGCTGCTCGTCTGGGCCGCGGCTGCCGCCGTGATCGGCATCACCATCATCGTGATCGGGATCAGCATGCTATGAAAGACAAACACATCGAGTGGATCGATCGCGGGCGCGAGCCCAGGGTCGCGCCTAATCCAAACTTCCCGGACGGTCGCGACATCGATGTCACAGCTGGCGCCAAGCCCAGCTGCCGCGTGGAGCTCCCCTACCCGGCAAAGCGCATCGGCCTGTACGTCATCACCTGTCGGACCTGCGGCTCGACCACCGGCGTCACGACCGCCGGCCGGCCAGACGATCCGCGATCGGTCACCTACCCATGCAATCCGGTACTGCAATGAGCGAGCGTGAACTAGGTTCAATGCGGGAAACCATCGCGCTGATCGACGCGCTGCGCGACTACATCGAGGCAGTCGACGAAGAGTGCAACATGCTGCTGAACGACGGGACCATCACACCGGAAGATGCCGCGGATTGGAAACGCGAGCGCGGCGCCTACCGCAATATCCTCACCAACCTGGAGAGCTACCAGATGGACCCGACCCTGGAAAACCTCCTGCCGTGGAAGGGCATATGACCTACAAACACTTCAGCAACACGACCAGCGGGTGGGAAATCGGCGAGGACGTCGATGCGCCGCCCGACAAGCGCTGGCGCGCAACGCACGAGCGCTACGGCGAAAAGTTCTTCGCCAATCACAGCGATATCCTGCCGTTCACCACCCGCAACATGGCCGATGAGCTCAAGCGCACCGGCTTTCGTCCACCCGACAAGGAGATCACCACCGAGATAACCGGCCGGCTGATGGATTTTGCCGTGGCGCTGCAGGAGGAGTTCAAAAAGAGCGACCCGGACGGCAGCTGCTTCTCGGCCGGCGCCTGCATGTTCTTCGGGCTGCTCATGTCGAGCATGAGCAAGAGCCGGCGTGAAGAATACTGCGAGCACGCGAAGCGCTATGCCGCGGTCGGCCGCGATCACATGGATCACATGGAGGAGGGAAAGGGAGATGGAAGGCACCGACGGAAGACACCGTTCTCGTAAGCCCCGCTTGTCCGTGCTGGTGACGCCGCTCGGGCCGCCGTTCGAAGAGGGGCAGAAGATCTATCGCTTCACGTTTGAACACGCCAGCAAAGAGCTCGCCGTGTCGCGAGATGACGGCGAGAAGATCCTCGCGCTGATCAAGCTCGGCGGCAACCGGAAAGACATCACCATCACGGCGCACGAGGACAACGTCCGCCTCGAGGTGTCGATATGACCGAGCCACCCACGCTGGCCGACGCACTGATCCGCGAATGGAGCAAGCCGAAATTCCGCCGAATCGACCCGACCAACTGGGTCGCGCACACGATCGCGAGCGCGCGCAAGTTCGTGCTCGACAAGGACATGTCAACCTACCTGGCCGACCTCGGCTACTCCTGGATCGTCGGGTCCACCAAGAACGCCGCACGCATGTTCGACATGCTCAACGGCTACCGCATGCTCTCGCGCGCGCCGCACCCGTGCACGTTCATCGAATACGACATGCAGGCGCGGGCGCGGCGTGCTTATGATTTCTGGGCGAAGAATGGCCTCAAGCAGGCGGAAACCCAGGTGCCCGAGCTCATGCCAGGAAAGAGCGGCTGGCTGATCCTGCAGCACCCGCAGGTCGAAACCGCGTTCCTGTCGCTCGCCTGCGAAAGCCACAGCCTGGGGCCTAATGGCACCGACCTGGTGCCCAAGCCGGTGATCGACAGCGTCGGCGAGGTGTGGACCTGCAACGACGAGCCGCCGCCCTACCCGGTGATCAACCCGAAATTCCCGCACTACGAAATGCTCGACGGTGTCCCGACGCTCGGCACCGTGCTGACCTGCGTCGCGCACTATGACTGCCCGCAGCTGGGCCTCACCCCCGCGCCCTGGCTCTCCAGCCGGGACGTGCGGGCGACCTTCATGGAGGATCCCCGGCTGACCAAGAGCATCATGGAGCACGCCGGCAGCTTGCGGTTCTTGTGGTCCTTCCTCGCCTCGCTCAACGACACGCCGATCGGCACCAGGGTGGTGAAGCCGAGCAAGGGGCACATGGTCGGCAGAAACTACAAGCGGTTCTCCGAACACAGCGTCATCACGCTGAATATCCCGCACAAGATGACCAGCGCAACGTTGGCGAAAAAAGTGCTGCGCGCCACGCGCCGGCGCGCTCACATGGTGCGCGGCCACTGGCGCAAGGACTGGCGCTATCCGGCGCAGGCGCTGTGCGAGCACAGCTGGGAGCCGATCGAAGGCACGCACCTGATGCAGTGCAGTCGTTGCCAGGGGCGGAAAATGTGGATCACCGAGCACCAGGCGGGCGATGCCAGCCTGGGATTTGTCCTGCATGATTATGTGGTGAAGCATGAGAAAGATCGTCCACGACAAGCTTAAAGCCGGCCGGGTGCGCGTGGGCGAGATGAGGTCGACCGACAACGACGGCCATACCGGCTGTTTCCACATCATCGGGCCCAAAGGCGCAATGCTCAGGATTATAAGCAACGGCAACGATGGCACCGCCTGGGAGCACGTCTCCGTGTCGCTCGATCACCGGCCGCCTAACTGGGCCGAAATGTGCATGGTAAAAGATCTATTCTTCGAGGATACCGAGTGCGTCGTGCAGTATCACCCGCCGAAATCACGGCACGTCAATATCCACCCGCACTGCCTGCATCTGTGGCGCCTCACCGACGGCTCATTCCCGATGCCGCCGATCCTGATGGTGTGAACCATGTTCTTCAAATCGGGTGACGTCCTGTGCTTCCAGGCCGACTACGCCCGCGGGCGTATCCGCTACGGGCGAGTGTATGCGCAGGCGCCACCAGAGAAGCGCACGCGACGATCGCGCAGGCGCCACCGCGGGCGGACAATACGCGTGTGGCTGCCGTGGATCCCAATGGAAAAAGCCGCCGGGGGAGCCGGCGGCTAAGTCTTGATACGGTTGGTCAAACAGGGGGAGGATAGCATGCTCGGCCCAGGCAAATATGACGACGTCTGCACCACAGCGCGCCAGATGGCCGGCGCAGAGGTCGCCTTGGTCGTCATCATCAATGGCAAACAGGGCAGCGGCTTCAGTATGCAGGGCGATGCACACGCCCTGCTCGGCCACCTCGATGTCGCCGAGCTCCTCGAGCACGTCGCGCTCACACTGCGCCAGGATCTCGACCATGGGGGGAACCCACACGGCTTGTGAGCTCCCCCCACCGCATTATGTCGGCCTCATCAGGCTCGTCCACTGGCATCACCTCCCCTCATAGGCGTCCATGAACGCCGCAACCCAGGTCGGATCGACCCAGATGTCCGCCTTGGCATTGGCAATACCAGCGGCACGGATCGCGCGGGCGCGGTCCCAGGCGAGCGGGCCGGTCGCGGGAGGCAGCACCTCGGGGGCGGGTGGGGGCTCGGGCGGGAGCTCTGGATAATTGCTCCACCAGGTGTTCGGCGTGCGATCGATCGGAGGCCAATCCTCGGTGGCCTCGTGCGAGACAGCAGGCGTGGCGAAACGATCCAGGTTGGCGTGATGCTCGTCCGCGGTGGGGTGGGCGCGGCGTACCAGCTGCCGGCCGAGCTCGGAGATGCGCAGGCGGCCGGCGTCCTCATAGGCCAGGCCGGCCACGATGAGCTCGCGGGCAAAACGATGCGTCGCGTTGAACAGGCGGCCCTCATCGAGGGCGGAAAGGGTGTCCATGGCGGAAAGGCTGATCATGGGCGAGATCCTGGCACAGATCACCGCACCGCACTTCTGCGCCGGCATCGTGCTGCGGGACGATCACGTCGTCGAGACGGCGCCGATCGTGAGCTACATGCGCAGATGGAGCCGGGATCGCGTGCGCGAATACTGCCGGCGTAAGGGGTGGAGGGTGCGGTGCCATATGGCACCAGAGGTCGGAGAGTGAAAATTTTGTCGGGAGGGGTTGCGGCTGCACGCTCGGGCCGCGCGGGGGCCGCCAGGGGGCGGTTTCCGTTACGCCAGGCCCCCACATTCCGTATCGTCAGCTTGCGTTGGGTCAGGTGGTGGTTGGCTACCGTTGCCGAGCTCGAGCTCGAGCGCGACGGTTCCACTAACCGTGACGGTGCGACGAGAAGTGCCTGCGGCACAGCGTTATCCTCGAGGTGTGGCCGCATCTCCCTACGCCTTCCCTACGGCGGCCTGGAGGCGGGCGATCTCGGCGTCGAGCTCGGGCAACGTCGCTTGGTCGGCCGGCGGGCCGGCGACTGTGGCCCCATCGTCGAGCTCGGTCGCCAGGCGCGCAGCGGCTACTCGCGCCGCTCCGCTCTCGCTCTCGTTGAGGGCGATATTGACCATAGCCTCCCTCATCTTCTCGCGAAGGGTTGGCTCTAGTACGGTCGCTGGTGCGTTATTTCTCCGTCCAGGCACGATGCCGCCTCCGCTGTCTCCGACGCGCCCTTGCCCTCGCCAAGAGCATTGCGCCTCCATGCCACCAACAGACGCCCCACCTGGTCGCGACCTGGCCGCAGCGCTGTCCGCTATGCCGAGCGGTGGCCGTGCACAGCTTCCTCCCTGGTCGACCCTTCTTGAACCCGCTCCGAGCTCGAGAGGCTCTCCAAGCTGCGTTTCCTGATCCTCTGTTCATGGTGTGACGGTGTGACGGTGTGTGACGGTCTTCTCTTTCCTAGCTAATTTTAACAAGAGAGAGAGAGTAGTCATAAGGGCGAGACTGTCACGGACCGTCACACCGTCACACTTGTGACGGTCTGTGACGGTCTTAGCCGCGTCACCTCTGTGACGGTGTGACGGTGTGTGACGGTCTTTTAGGCCCTTACCCAATATCTAGCTCCCGTTCCGGCTGCTCGTTTCGGTTCCCACCCCATGCTGCGTAGGATTGCTGTGATCCGCAGTGCGTGCTCCTGGCGCATGTCCTTCGCCACAAAACCCAGGCAGTGCGTTGCGAGCTCGGACACCGTGATCCTGGTCAGCGGGGAGCAGTACTGCTCGACCTTGTCCTCCCACAGCACGTCGCCGGCGTAGCGCGCGGCCTGCTCGGGCTTGATGAGCTCCTGCTCCACCTGGTGGTCGGGCCACCATCGTCCTGTCTCGCGATAGTTCACGACCGCCTCGGCGAACAGCAGGTCGCGATCGCGCTCGAGTGCGTCGAGCTCAATGCGTCCGCTCACGCCTGTCCGCACCGGCCAGAAGCGCCGCCCACCGGTCGGGTCGCGCAGGTACGTTTCCATGTTGGTCGTGCCGACGAACACGCATTGCCTGGGCTCATGCACCTCCAGCCGCCCATAGCTCGGCCTATAGCGTTCCACAGTCCGCGAAATGAAACTCTTCAACAGCGCGGCCTCGGCGCGGTTCATCGCGTGCATCTCGCTCACCTCGACCACCCACTTGTCCCGCAGATGCTGCGAGGCCTCCTTGCCGGCCGTGATGTCCGGGAGCCCGTCCGAAAACCATCGACCACCTAAAACCCTGCAGGCTGAGCTCTTCAGGATCCCCTGCGGGCCCTCGAGCACCGGCATATGATCGGCTTGGCAGCCAGGCTCCGCGATGCGCGCCACCATGGACGTCAAGAACATGCGCCCGATGTTCTCTGTGTATTGGCCGAGCTCGGCCCCCAGATACACCGCGAGCCATGTTGCCAGCCTCGGCACGCCGTCCCACACCAGGCCATCGAGATAATCATACACCGGGTGAAACGCGTTCTCATGCGCGCGCGCGTTCATCGCAAACCTCACAACCTCCAGCCTGACACTTGGAAAGCCGTTCTGCTGCAGCCACTGCAATAACTCGCCCACGTCCGCCTCAGTCACCCACCGGTCGAGCGTATCAATCAGCCCGATCTTGTGCGTCATGACCGTGGCGCGCAGCATCTCGTCATAGGCAAACACGTCGCGCACCGCAGGATCAGAACGGAGCGCGATCATCACGTTCGCATGGTTCGCTATGATCCGCTTCTTGTCGTTCTTCATGCACCGGTTCTGCCAGTGCAGGTCGAGCGGCACCACATTCTCGCTGTCCATCGTCCGCTCCCGATGTTTCATGTGAAGCATTAGCTGCTTCTAGCTGCTGATCGGAGCTAACGTGGAGACATGCCCAGCACGTACACACCAAGGACAGGTGCACACGCCGTCCGGGTCGGCGGGGGATAAAGCTCACCGGTTCATATCTGCGCGCGGCGCGCCTCGCTTCGCTCTCCTCAAGCAGCAGGTCGACTAGGTTCATCGAATAGGTCGTACTGGGTCAGCGCTATGTGTGCGGCCATGCGCGCGTTCTGCGCGTCCGGTATCGCCACACGATCGATCGCCTTGAGCTCCTCGCACTTGAAGCCCCGATGCTCCGCAAACCTCTTCACGTCCTCGAGCTCGAGCCCGACGCGTGCGCGCACGTTCTCCTCACCGCGCAGTCTGCCGGCGCTGTGATTGCGCCCACCGCAGATGCAATGGCACTTCGCGCGCTTCGCCTCGTAGCAGGTCGCATCGCAGCGACCGATGCAGCCCTCACTGTTGTACACTGCTATCAATGTCGTCATCGTCGACCACCTTTCTCAGGATCATCATGTCGAGCTTGGATATCTTCCGCAGCACGGGATCATCGCGGTCGATGTAGTGGTTGATCTTGCCGCTCGAGTACTGCTTGTGCGGCGCTGCCAGCACGTCAGCGCGCCAGCACCATTTGAGCAGCTTGGCGTTGGTCATCTTGCCGCGATACTGCGCCAGCACGTAGATGTCGGCATCGACTGTGCCCACCTCGACGATCAGCTGGTAGGCGTTCTCCGAGCACTTCACATCGACATCGAACAGCAGCGGCACGCGCAGGAAATCGATGCCGCCATCACCGCGCGGCTTGCGGCTCATGTCATGAAACAGCTTGTAGCGCTGTGAGAACGCGTGCTCGCCGGCAATACCCTGCTCATCGTATTTGTCGTGCAGCTTGCAGGTCGACGCGTTGCCCTGGTGCAGAGCGGTGCGATCGTCTGCCGCCTGGTGCAGCAGCGCTTCCTCCAGGCGCACGAGCTCGTTTTCGAAATCGTTGGTCGCGCTGCTCATGCGCTCACCCTCTCGAGCCGCTCGTAGATTGCAGCAATCGCCTGGTTGATACGGTCCCGGTCCATGGGGCCATCTGGCACCAGCTTCTCAAGCATGCGCAGATCCCTGCGATCCTGCTCCCGTATCAGTGCAATCAATTGCGGGGTCGGCGTCATACGCTCACCTGAGCTCGGACAATGCCGAGATCCTTGAGCGCGCCGATCGCGTCGGCCAGGTCCATCGCGACCATGTAGTTGAAGCCGCAGCACAGCAGATGCTGGCGCACGTCCAGCTGTGCGCGCGACAGCGTGCCGCCCTCGCGCTTGAGCTCGAGCCAGAACACGCCGCGGTACGGGCCGGTGAACAGGAAGTCCGGGTAACCCGGCTTCGTCCCCATGCGCTTGAGCCTGGCGCCGGCTGCAGCTGTGCGCTCCTCGCCATTGGGTATGTGCGTGTAGTGCCAGCCTGGCTGCATCGATACCTTGAGCGTGTCGACCAGGGCGCAGTGCAGCGCGAACTCTTTCGGCGAGGTCGGCCGGCGCGCGCGCTTGGTGAACAGGTCGATCTGCCTCATGCACACAGCGTCCGATCGCGCACGGGCTCTGGCTCTTCGTCCTCAAATGTGAATAGGTTCAGGCTCGCTGTGAGCTCGAGCTTGGCGAGCGCTTTCTGGATCTTGCGGTACTGGCTCGAGGGGAACAGGCCATCGGCGCGCCAGTTGCACACCGCTGTGCGCGAGCGTCCGAGCCGCACACTGACTGCCGTGATACCGCCGAGCGCGTCGATGACGTCCTCGAACGAGCTCAACAGCGTGAAATCGGGATCGCCCAGCACTGCCTGCATGGGTACGGCATAAAGGTAAGAAAAATGGGCGCTCGCAACAGCTTTATTTTCAAACAAAAGCGTGGACAGCGAGTCCGAGCTCTCGCCCGAAAAAAAATTCAGCTGTCAAGAAAGCCGCTGCGCCGCAGTACGGAACCGTACCGTCATATCGGTGGACACCGAATCGGTTCCATCTCCGCGACAACTTGTTGTGCCACAATCTTGCCTTGCAAGTTATGCCCATCAACGCGCGACTACATAGCCCTGATGGGCGCGGTCAAGGGGGGTACAAGCGCTAGCGCCGCAGGTACTTCGCTGCTGTCAAGTCAATTTGACAGCGCAGTGAACAAAGCTAGAATGGTTCACGTTATCTGACAGACGCCGCGGGCCCCAGTAGCAGGTTCACCCGCGTACCGACGAAAGGCCGGTCAAGGCCTCCAGTGTATTAGGGCTAGCTCAAGGCCCGCGTTTTAACAGGCCCGACCCCGTAATCGTCCACGCATATGAAGTCCGCCCCGCGGGAGGCGCAGCTATGTCCGATCGCTTCGACCTCAACGAGATCACACGTCAGGTCGATGGTCTGCGCGCCGCTCACCCCGAGCTCTGGGAAGACGAAGACGAGCGCGTGCTCGCCGACATGCTCGAGGGCGTGACCAGCTTCAACGAGCTCATGACACGCATCACCGCTCGCATGCTGCGCGCCAGCAACCTGGCGAAGAGCCAGGCCGCCGAGCTCAGGGATCTCAAGGCGCGCCACGCCCGCTATGAGCGGCGCCACGAAGCGCTGCGCGAGCTCGCCTTCAAGGCGATGCAGATCGCCGAGCTCCGCAAGCTCGAGCTCCCCAGGGCCACGCTCTCGATCGGCACGGCCCCAACGAAAGTCATCATCACCGACGAGAGCGCATTGCCGATGGACTGCGTGCGCGTGACCGTCACACCCAACAAGGAAGCCATCAAAGCCTACATCAAAGACGGCAGCGTCGTTCCTGGCGCTACCCTATCGAACGCAGAAGAAACCCTAATCGTGAGGCCATCATGAGCATCGGAGCAGACCGCGTCCGCCAAGACTTCAATCCGTCCGGTGACGACCTCGTCGCCAGGCTGAAAGGCTACACCGCCGCCCTGATCGACCTGTGCGAGCAGGAGCTCAAGCCCCTCGAGCCCCGGCTCGCCGCCCTGGCGCAGACCGCCTACGAGGAAGCCGCAATGTGGGCCGTCAAGGCCGCAACGACGAAGGCGAAGTGACATGAACCAGACAATAAGCGAACCGCCGGCGCGCACGTTCCAAGGCGAGCTCATCGTGGGCCAGGACATCGTGCCGATGGACCTGGTGCAGCGCGCCCTCGAGCAGAACGCCGACCCTGTCGTGCTCGACAAGTTCATGGACCTGCATGAGCGCTGGGAGGCCAGCAAGGCCAAGCGCGCCTACGCTGCCGCGATCGCGGACGCCAAGGCTGAGTTTGGCCCGATCGTTAAGACCAAGCAGGTCGACTTCATCAACCGTGCCGGCCAGCGCACGCGCTACAAGCACGAGGAGCTCGCGGGCGTCGCTGAGGCGATCGACACAGCGCTGCACAAGCACGGGCTCAGCTATCGTTGGCGCACCCTATCCGACACCACCGGCGTCACCGTGACCTGCATCGTGTCGCATCGCGGTGGCTACAGCGAAGAGAACAGCCTGTCCGGTGCGTTCGACATCTCGGGCGGCAAGAACCCGATACAAGCGCTCGGCAGCGTCGTGACGTACCTCGAGAGATACACGCTCAAGGCCGCGCTCGGCCTGGTCGCCGAGCAGGACGATGACGCCCAGGGTGCCGAGCAGGCGACGCCCAAGGACGAGCGTGAGGCCAGCAAGCAGCGCTACGCGGCAAACTATGCAGCCAACACGCGCCGCGATCTGAACCGCGACCCGATCGAAGCGCCGGCGACACCGCGCCAGGATCCCTTCGCTGTCGATTCGCCGGCCGACATTCACGACAACGCGCAATGGCACACCTGGGCCGGCAACTACGGCAAGCTGGTGCGCGCAGCGCATACGGCTGAGGAAATCGACAAGTGGAACGAGGTGAACATCGACTTGCTCCAGGTCTTCAAGGAGCATGAGCCCGCGTTGTACAAGCAGATGGTCGACTGGATCACGGTGCGCCGCACCGAGCTCCTGCGAAAGACCCCGCAGCTATGACCCTCGACGAGGTCGCAGTCCTAGTGCGCCGCTCGCGTCGCACCGTGATGCGCCTGGTCGCAGCCAAGCTGCTGCCTCGCCCGGTCGCGTTCAATCCCATGTCCTGGGACGATCGCGCCGTGCGCCTGGCAGCCAAGAAACTCAAAGACGGTAGCCGTCCTAATGGCCGCAAGCGCTAGCTGTCCCTGGGTAGCAGTCCTTCCCGCAGCCGTGGTGGCAACGGGCGTGCGTGCGAGGCGCAATACAAGGCATGGTTCGGTGTCCGGGGAACAGCTGACGTGATCTCAGTCCGCCGTGAAACCATGCAAGCCACCCCCTAGGGAGAGGTGCAATGACGCACCCGGAACGCCAACGTAACACCCGCCTGCGTGAGATCGGCCGCGGCAAGCGCATCAGCGTCAACGACGCCTACACGCAGCAGCGCCTCGAGACGTTCCTGAGCGCGATGCTGCACAAAGGCGAGCGCCCCGACGAGGTCGAGCGGCTGATCGAGCAGCTGCGCCAACGATACGAGAGGAAACCATGAGCTACGCCTTCACCGCACGCGAGAAGTTCGATGAGGTCAAGCGTGTGACCCCAGTGCTTGCCACGCTCTACGACCGGCTGGTTCAGGTGGGCCCGATGTCGCGCAACGTTGCCGATCGACGGCTCGACCTGATGCGCGCGATCGCAGAGGACTACGTCACCTTGATGCTTCGTGGCGCGATGAAAGAGGACCAGGCCGACACCGCCAGGCGCCAGGAGCGCGGCGAGATACTGCCCGATAAGACTACGATCCTGTCAGGGGGTTGAGCCATGATCGAAAGCGTAGAGCTCGAGCGTCAGATCCGCGACCTCGCCGAGTCGATCCTCGTTGCCAACGACAAGCTCGAGCTTGTGCTCGCCGACATTGGCCGCACGCTCAAGACCATCAACGCCTCGCTGCAAGATATCCGCTCAGAGCTCCGGGACCGGTAATGAGAACACTCAAGCCGACCGGGCCACCGGTCGTAAAAACGATCGGGCCCGAAACGCCGCTCGAGGCGCCGATCGCGCTCACGATCGAAGACCTGGTGCAGGAGGACATCGACGGCGCGCCGCGCCTGGTCCTCTACATGAGCGAACCCGGCAGCCCTATCACCGGCGGTTACCGCATGTTCCTCACGCGCGAGCTCGCCGACACTCTCGTGAAAGTCCTCGGCCCTCACCCGCTGATAACCGAGTTCTTCAAGCTAAACTGAGGTCGCCATGCCAGGCTCGCTCAAGATCCCCACCGTGGAGCTCCGCGATCGCGTGCTGCTGACGGTCGCGGAGGTGTGCGCACTGACCAACATGCACCAGGGCACGGTCTACAAACTGATCCACAACGGCGCCCTGGTGGCGCGTCGGCGCGGCGGTCGCCGACTGCTCATCACCAGGGCCGACCTGGACGCATACCTTGCGCGGCTCCCGGAGGTGCACCGCAGGGAAGCCGCAGGGGAAGTTGACCCACTATTCCAGAAAGCCCTGCAGGACAGCGGTTACTGAGCGTAGCGTAACCGTCATCGGCACCCTTTCCGGGCCGGAACATAGCTGCTCCTAGTCTGCGTTTAGCTGCTAGTTATGCATGCAGCGCAGGCACTTCCGAGACTATTAGCAGCTGCACGCAGCATATCGAGCAGCTAACCGTACCGCAGGAAATCCGTAGGGTTGACCCGCAGGGAGGGCTCTGATAACCGTCACGGTGACGGCGCGGTGGTCGCGCCGGAAACGCAACAGGAGCCCATCATGAAGTTCCACGGTGATCTGAAGGCCGACAAGCTCGCGACGCTGCCGCTCTCGCCTGAAGGCAAGGCCACGACGCACAGCGACGGACGCGGCCTGGTGGTCGTTGTCGAGCCTGGCAAGGCCGGCCCGACCCGGACGTACAACTACCGTTTCACGTTCAACGGCAAAGGCGCGATCCTGCGCATGGGCCGCATCGACGAGATGAACATCAACGAGGCGCGCCGGCGCGTCATGGGATATCGGCAGATGGTTCTCGACGGCAAAGACCCGCGCCAGCAAGCCGCGATCGCCGCGGCTGC